TCTTTCCCAGCGGCGCAAGGTTACGATTCGAGTATCTCGAAAACGTAAAGGATGCGCGTAACTATCAAGGGCATTCGTATACGGACTTATTCTTCGAAGAACTGACTAACTGGGCGAGTCCTGAGCCAATCAACCTATTGCGCGCTACGTTGCGCTCTGCGACTGGTATCCCTGTCCAATTCCACGCAACCGGCAACCCTGGCGGCCCCGGCCATCAGTGGGTTAAAGCGCGATATATCGATCCAGCGCCCGAGGGCAACAAAATTATCTGGGAGGATTACCAGAATCCATTCAGCAAGGAACGTGTCAGAACATCCCGCGTATTCATTCCTGCCAAACTATCCGATAATCCGGTATTGATGTCAGATCCAACATACGTTGCCCGACTGTATCAATCCGGTAGCGCTGAATTAGTCCGTGCATGGTTGCATGGCGATTGGACAATAGTCGATGGCGCATTCTTCGATTGCTGGAACCCTGATGAACATATTCTGCACCCATTCAAAGTACCGGATGACTGGATGCGATTTAGATCTTGCGACTGGGGTTCTGCTAAACCATTCAGTGTCGGATGGTGGGCAGTCTGTCCGGACTTGTATACCACCCCTGACGGCTCTGTAATTCCCCGTGGTGCCGTTATCAGGTACCGGGAGTGGTATGGGGCTGCAAAGGACACTAGCGGCGCTACAAGGCCGGATACTGGCTTGAAGCTAACGGCGGAGGAAGTCGCGGAAGGCATCAAGGAGCGCGATGGTGGTGATACGATACGATATAGCGTTATTGATCCTGCCGCATTCAGTCAGGACGGTGGGCCATCTATTGTTGAGCGAATGCGTATTAATTGGCGTAGGGCGGACAATAAGCGGGTTGGGCGGCGTGGTGCGATGGGTGGTTGGGATCAAATGCGAGCACGTATGATGGGCGAGGACTTAGGCGAGCCATATGGGCAACGTCCGATGATGTACGTCTTTTCGACTTGCACTGACTTTATTCGCACAGTACCGGCATTACAGCACGATAGATCCCGGCCCGAGGATTTAGATACGACGGCTGAGGATCATGCCGCTGATGAAGCTCGATATGGGCTAATGAGTCGGCCATATGTGCCACATGCTAAACTTGTGAAAGAGAATCCAATTATCGAGATTGACGGACTTTCCACGATGACGATGAATGATCTCGTCAAAGCCAGTACCAGACGGCGCAAAGCAGAGCAATATCACTAATGGCTAATCGGATGCTCAGAGCGCTGATGGATGAAGAAAAAAGAGGCACTAGGGCTAATCCCGGCATTGCCTCACCGCTTGGCCCGACGTTATCGATGAAGACAGGTGCGTTTTTGCACCCGCTGTTACAAGCCGCTAAGGATAAATTCCCCAAAGACAACCCTAGAGGGCGTTGGCTTGGCGAAATGCTGTTAGGCGACTCGCCTCAACGCACGGGGCGTGTGGCGGAAGGTATCCCAGATCAATACTTTCACTACAATCGAGGAAGCGGTAGCAACGTTTCCCCTGAGATTGTCGATTTAGCTGGCGCATTGCCGATTGCTTCAACGCTTAAGTTAGCAAAGGCGGCAGCAGTACCGGCGGCGATGGCAACCAGCGCGGGACTGCTTGGCCGTGCGGTTAAAGGCAAAAACTTTGCCCCGACATCGACGGATGATATAGGCGCTGCTTTGCTCGGCCAAAGGCTGCAACATACAGGTGCGCTCGATGATGCAATGGTTGCCTACCAAGGTTCCCCGCATGAATTTGACGCACTTGATCCCACCAAGATAGGCACAGGTGAAGGCGCTCAGGCTTATGGGCATGGATTGTATGTAGCAGAGAATCGAGGGGTTGCAAAGGGGTATCAAGAGGGGCTGTCATCGATGGCTGGCTTTAAAATAAACAATAAATCGATGTCGATAAAAACCGAATCGGTGCCTCATACTCCAGGGTTGCGTCGTATGATTCCTGAATTCAGGGCAATGAGTTTTGTAGAACAGCACGGAGTATTCGAAGGCAAGGCTCAAGCATTGTCTCAGATAAGAAGGCCAGAAGATAAAAAATACCTTAACGATGTTTTGGCAGAGATAGATAAACTCAAAGGGGTTGAAGTAGAAAAAGTTCAAGGCTACCTTTACGAAATAGATGTCCCCGATGAAGACATCGCCAAGATGCTGGATTGGGATGCGCCGTTGAGTGAGCAGCCAGAGAGTGTGCGTAATTTAATAGATAAACAGTCTGGGCGACAAATGGATGACTTTGTTGCGTGGTTTGATAAAGACGCGCCTTATCCAGAAGGAGGCCCGAGTAGTACTAAGTGGGCGGACTTGTCGGAAGCAGATAAAAAAATATTTACGCGACATCTATCAAGCGAAGGGATGCAACTGCCGAGATCATTAGAGAAGCCCAACGAAACAGGCGAACAGTACTATTGGAATCTATCAGAGGATGCAGAAGAATCTAGCAAAATGTTACTAGATAACGGCATCCCTGGCATCAAATACTACGATCAAGGAAGCCGAGCAGCCGAAGAAGGCACCCGCAACATGGTGCTATTTGATGACTTAGCCAGACGCGCCAAAGTCCTGAAACGCAATGACGAGGTAATAGCGCAGCCATCAGTCGATGAGTTTATTGGTAAGTTGCTAGAGGATTAGGTAATGCCAAGCACCAGCAAACAACAACGTAAATTCATGGCAGCGGCTGCTAACAACCCCGGTTTTGCTAAAAAAGCAGGGATATCGCAGTCTGTCGCCAAGGACTTTCATGGCGCAGATAAGCGGAAAAAGAAAAGCGCGGCAAAGCCGAGTATGATCAAAGCATTAACTTCGGAGCCTAAAGGCTATGCCTGACAACGACTACACTAATGACGGCTCGATGGAAGTCCCTGCCGATGCGGGCAAAGGCCCAGCGGGTGTTGTTAACCGCTGGGTGACTGAGCTGGACTTGGCTGACAAGCAGGAGGCCGACTGGCGCAAGCGAGCGCGGGATGTCGAGGCTCGTTATCGTGATGAGAACACGGACTCCACGCAGCCTGGACGCTACGCAAATGGCAAGCGATTCAATATCCTCTACAGTAACGTGCAGACTATTTGCCCGACTCTGTATAACCAAAGCCCGACGCCTGATGTCCGCCGCCGGTATCGGGATGCAGATCCAATCGGCAAAGAAGTCTCCGAAGTCCTTGAGCGCTGCCTGTCATTTACGATGGACGAGTGCGACTTTGACAGGTACATGCGATTAGCGGTTAAAGATCAACAACTCTGCGGTCGCGGCGTCACCCGTGTCCGCTATAACCCCGCGTTTGCTGATGAAACCGACGAAATGAGCGGTGACAGCTACGAATCTCTGCAAGGCGAGGAAGTTAAGTTTGAGCATGTCGGCTGGCCGGATTTCCGGCACGGCCCTGGGAAAACCTGGGAACAGGTGCAGTGGATAGCATTTCGGCACCTGATGACGCGCGACGAACTTAAATCGAAATTCGGCGACAAGATGGGCGAAGAAGTCACGCTTGATTATTCGCCTATGGGGCTGGACGACAAAGACGGTGCGCCAGCGACGGATACATTTAAGCGCGCCACGGTGTGGGAAGTGTGGTGTAACCGTCAGAAAGAGGTGATTTACATCTCGAAGTCGTTAAAAGAGCGCCCGCTGAAGACTGAAAAAGATCCATTAAAGCTCAGAAACTTCTTTCCAACGCCGCGTCCGTTGTATGCGATGGAAAGCACCGATAGTCTGGTGCCGGTAGAGCCTTTTATATTTTATCGCGATCAAGCAGACGAATTAGACAAAATTACATTTCGGATCTCGGGAATCATTGACGCATGCAAAGTCCGTGGTATTTACGACAGCACCATCACCGAGATGCAGAACATCATGGATGCATCCGAGAACATGATGATACCAGCGCAGGACGTTTTGCCGCTGATGCAATCCGGTGGACTGGCAAATGCCATTTGGATGTGGCCGATTGAAAAAATAGCAGGCATTCTAGGGCAGCTCTATCAACAGCGAGATCAGATCAAGACAACCATTTACGAAATCACCGGTATTGCTGACATTATGCGGGGCAGCTCTGCGGCAATGGAAACATTGGGCGCACAGCAACTCAAGGTGCAGTTCGGCACGATGCGCCTCGATGATTCACGCCGGGACATTCAACGATACGCCAGGGATTTAATTCGTATTGCTGCTGAAATTATTAGCGAGCAATTCACGCCAGAGTCTTTGCAGATGATGACGGACATTAAATTGCCGTCGATGCAAGAAAAGCAGCAAGTGCAGATGATGTTGCAAAGTCAACAAATGGCGATGCAGGCTCCGCCAATGGGGCCACCTATGGCACCCGGACAGCCCGGACAGCCGCCACAACAGCCACAGCCGCCACAGTTGCCGCCCGAGATACCCCCGGAAATTATGGAGATCCTGGAAAAACCGACGTGGGAGGAGTGCATACAATTATTGCGCGATGATAAGCAGCGCAGCTTCCGCGTCGATATTGAGACAGATTCAACGATTTCCGGTGATTACGCCGCAGATCAACAGGCTATTACCCAACTGTTGCAAGGTGTCTCTGCATTTATTGCTGATGCCGGCCCAGCAGTTGAGTCTGGGTATCTACCGCTAGAGGCGGCTAAAGCGATGATTATGGCGGCGGTGCGTCGATTCAAGCTCGGACGCGAAGTCGAGGATGCGTTAGACATGATTGGTGAGAACGATCCAACGCAGGCCCAAGGCGAAGAAGGCGGGACTGGCGTCGAGCAAGCATTGCAGATGAAGTTGCAAATCGAACAGCAGGAAGCCCAGATCAAACAGCAAGAAGTTCAGCAGAAAATGCAGATTGATCAAGCAAAGATGACGTTAGAGTCTCAGATCAAGCAAGCAGATCTAGCGATGCAGGAAAAAGAACTGGTATTGCGTGAGCGCGAGATAGCTATTAAGGAATTTGAAGCGCAGAAACCAGAGCCTGATGTTGCGAATAAAATACAAGCAGACATGCTGATGGCTCGCGAAAAGATGCAGTTCGAGGCGATGGAGGCGGATAAACAGCGGCAGGTTGAGCTGGCTAAGGCAATCATGGCGGAATTTAATGAGGGCGAAAACAGGCCCGCCGATCCAGAGCAGGCGATTACTCGGGCTGCTGAAATTATGGATCGCATTAAATCTGTGGTGTCGGCGACTAATTTACCGTTGGCAGAAACAACAATGCTGGTGGCTGGCGAGCCAGAAATGACTGAAACCACGATTGTGGTTGATGACATGGGCAATATGTTGCAATAATCCAACTATGAGTAGATACAAAGACAATTACGATAATATTTCTTGGGACAGAACTGGCTATGGGCAGTCTGCATCCAGATCAGCAAATCGTGCGTCTGGGCCGTATGTCCAGGGCGATTATGCGGCGTATGAGTGCCCAATCACTGGCGACATTATCGACGGAAAGCGCGAACACGCAAAGAATTTAGAGAAGCATGGGTGTCGAGTTCACGAAAAAGGTGAATTTGAGGATGTTAAAAAGTACGGGCGGCAACGGCATGAGGAAGCGATAGATCGAGCCGTTGATCAGGCCGTACAACAAATGGCCCATGAAATTGATTGGTAACCAACAGGGTGAAAATATGGCTGATGATGATGCAGTAATTGGTGCAGAGGCTCCGGTAGAGGAATCTATTGGTGATTTTATTGGCGAGCAGTTCGACGCCGCCGAAGCATCCGATATTGAGTCAGCGCCTGTTGAATCAGAAATTAGGGATCGTGCGGAAGAATCCGTGCCCCAAGAAGCCGTCGAAGTATCGGCGGAAACCGAAACCGACGAGGGAAGTGTTGAGCCTGAATCTCAGATCACTACAGCACCCCAGTCGATGTCGGCGAAAGATCGTGAAGCATATTACGCTTTACCGCCTGAGAGCCAGCAATGGATTTCAGATCGCGTTAAGGAGCAAGAGGCTGATTACACGAAAAAGACAATGGAAGTTGCAGAGCAGAGGAAATATTACGAAGACATCGAAAAGGTAACTGGCCCTCGCCGGGAACAATTTGCAATGAGCGGTATGAATGTAGCCCAGGGTCTCGACCAGCTACTTTCTTTATCCGATTTCGCGCAAAGAGATCCGGTTGGGTTTGCGAGTCACATTCTCGAAAGTCGCGGAATTTCCCTAGCTGATGTAGCTAACCAACAAGCTGGGGGACAAGTCCCTAGCGATCCTCAAATTGTTGATTTGCAGCAGCGAATAGCAGCTCAAGAAAATCATATTGCACAACAGAACCAGCAACAATTAGAACAGCAAGGCCAAGTGGTAAGCGGCGTCATAAACGATTTTGCGGCAGCGCATCCGTTTTATGAGGATCTCCAGGATGAAATGGTTCCTATCGTCGTTAGCTTGAAAGAAAGTAAACCCGGATTAAGCTCGGATCAATATCTCGACTTAGCATACAAGATGGCCGCAGCGGCTAATGATAATGTTTCGTCGAAGATGGATATTGATCGCCAAGCAAAAGCAAACGTAGATCGAGTCGCCAAGGCAAAACAAACTGCCGCAAACGCTCGACGCGCTGGGGGAACTAACATTCAATCGACTGGCACATTGCCGCCGAGTGTTGCTCATTCAAATAATGTAGATGATTTT